TGCTGATGCTTCAGGTGTAGAGAAAGAACACATCGGTGCAGCATTCCTAGAAAGACTACTAGGTGGTACGTGGAAGCAAACGTCTTACAACGGAAACAAACGTAAGAACTATGCGGGTATGGGTTATACCTTTGATGCTGTCCGTGATGCTTTTATACCACCTAAGCCTTCTGATGACGCTGTATTAGATGAAGAGACTTGTCAGTGGGTTGTTACTTTAGCTGCTGACTCTATTGGTGCTGACACTGTTTAAGGAAATCAGCAATCTTCTGATGCTCTTCAGCAGTACCATCGTTCTTAATACGGTTAGCTCTCCATGACACTACCACTACATTACCTTTGATGTAGCCTTTGGTAGCGTCTATACGGTCAAAGCTAACCGAGTTCTCCTGTCTTTCAGGAGCAAAGTAGTTAAGTTCAATACCTAGTATCGGACAATGAGTAGGGAAGGCTAGATCACCAAACTCTATCGTCCATTCATGTTTATAGTTAGAAGCTTTCTTACGTCTAAACTTCTCTCTAAAGGCTTGATAGGCATCTTGTTCACGCACTGATGCCTCTTCTGGGTAATGACCCCATTTCTGCTTATAGTTCTGTCTTAGAAGCTCTCTACGCTGTGTTCGAGGACGTTGTTCATCAGTGATACGACCTTCTTTGACTAGTTTATCAATCAGTTGATGTACTCGTTGTCTGCTTACATTACCTAAAGCTTTACGTATCTCTTCAGTAGGTTTTCCATGAGCAACTAAGTGTTGGACAAGGTTTAACCTTTCCTGAGAAGTTAGTGATGTTTTAGCAAAGTGATGTGCCTGCATAGTGTCTCCAAAAAGCAGGATTGTATCACACTTTAGTAACGCAGTCAAGGGGCTTTACAGCAACAAAATAGGTGTGGTAAAATTACAACATGGAAGAAAAACTACAAAGATACTATGAAAATAGGTTTGACTTATTTTCTCATCCAGGTTGGCTTGATTTGATGGAAGATGCTCAACAACTGTTCGAAGCATACAACAAAGTCACCTCCATCACTGACTCAAACAACCTATTCTTTAAAAAAGGTCAACTAGACATCTTAGATTGGCTCCTGACACTCAAAGAAGTATCAGAAAAAGCCTATGAGGATTTAACGAATGAGGATTATAAATGATTTTCAATGCTCTGAAGGTCACACAACAGAGCATTTAGTTGAGTATACCCAGAACACTGTAGTTTGTCCTGTTTGCGGTAAAAGAGCACAAAGGCAATTAGCAGCACCGAGAAGTAAGCTAGAAGGTATTACTGGCTCATTCCCTGGTGCAGCAGATCGATGGGCTAAGGTACACGAACAGGCCGCTAAAGTAGCACAGTCTAAGTCCTACTACGAGGGATAACTTAGATTTTTTTAACATCCTAACAATTGGGTTTAACCCGACTAGGAGACGCAAATGGCTGAATTTGTAGATTCTGTTGATGACGAACAACAAGTTAATGAATTTCAAGCGGAGGAAGTAAAGCAAGCAACACCTACTCAGCATGAGGTCCCTGAGAAGTATAAGGGTAAATCTCTAGATGAGATCATAAGGATGCACCAAGAGGCTGAGAAGTTAATTGGTCGTCAAGCACAAGAGGTTGGTGAAGTTCGAAAACTTGCTGATGAGTTAATCAAGAGGCAAATCACTACCCCTAAGGTAGAAGCAAAAGAAGCTGTTGAAGAAGAGACTGATTTTTTTGCCGATCCTGTTAAGGCAGTTAACAAAGCAGTAGCTACGCATCCTGCTGTGCAGCAAGCTCAATTAGCAGCAGCACAGATGGCTCGTATGCAGACTGCGAACAGGCTAGCTCAATCACATCCAGATTATACACAGGTCATTGCTGATCCTGAGTTTGCTGAATGGGTTAAAGGCTCTAGTGTTCGCCAAAGGCTGTACGCAGCAGCAGATCAACAGTTTGACTTTGACTCTGCTAACGAACTACTCACTACGTTTAAGGAACTGAGAAAGATCAAACAGGAAACTGTTAATCAAGCTTCTCAACAACTCCAAGAACAGACGGAGAAGACACTTAAAGCTGCTACTGTAGCTCTTGATGGTGCTACTGGAGAAACGAGCAAGAAAATTTACCGTCGAAGCGATCTTATTCGGCTTCAAATGACAGATCCAGAGCGTTACCTAAACCTGCAACCAGAGATCATGCAGGCATACGCTGATGGACGTGTCCGTTAAACTTAATTTTAAAGGAAACTTAAAATGGCTGCTGTAACTTATCCTGGAGGTAGTTCCTCCATCGTTAACAAGACCAATGCTGATAAATTTATTCCAGAGATTTGGTCTGATGAAATCATCGCTGCTTACAAGAAGAATCTTGTTATGGCAAACCTTGTCAACAAGATGTCTATGCGTGGCAAGAAAGGTGATCTGCTTCACATTCCTAAGCCCACCCGTGGTGTAGCTGCTGCCAAAGCTGCTAACACTGCCGTTACCATTCAGGCTAACGTTGAAGACGAAGTGCAAGTTTCAATTAACAAGCACTACGAATACTCACGTTTGATTGAGGACATCGTTGAAGTGCAAGCATTGGCTTCCCTTCGTCGTTTCTACACCGAAGACGCTGGTTACGCTCTTGCTACGCAAGTAGATACTGACCTTGTTCGTATCGGTCGTCTCTTCAATGGCTCACACGCTGCTGGTGCAACTGGTGACTACTCTGTTACTGGTACAACCACTGCCTACATCGGTGGTGATGGTACGACTGCCTTCTCAGGCGGTGCTGGTGCTGGTAACGCTTCTGCACTGACTGATGCTGCTATCCGCCGTACCATCCAGCGTCTTGATGATGCTGATGTTCCTATGGATCAGCGTTACTTCCTCGTTCCTCCTGTTGCTCGTAACACCATGATGGGTCTTTCTCGTTTCACCGAGCAGGCTTTCGTTGGTGAGCAAGGCGGTAGCAACACCATCCGCAACGGTCAGATCGGTGATGTATACGGTGTTAAAGTGTTTGTTTCTACGAACGCTGACACAGCTTACAGCTCTTCTGGTACTGCTCCTCGTGCTTGCTTGATGTTCCACAAGGATGCAATGGTTCATGCAGAGCAGATGGCTGTTCGTTCACAGGCTCAGTACAAGCAAGAGTATCTCTCTACGCTGTACACTGCTGACACCCTTTATGGTGTTGCAGAGCTTCGTAACGATGCTGGTATCGCCCTCATTATCCCTGGTTGATAACATTAGGGGCCTAATCAGCCCCTCTAACTAAGGAGATAATTATGGCTGCTACTTCTGTTGTTTCTCGTCGTGGTACAGATCAGTTTCGTGGTCTATTCAGTGATACTTGGTCAGTGACAGCTACGCTGGACTTGGCTTCGGTTGCTGATGCTGAAACACAAGTTGATACTGTTACGGTTCCTGGTGTTGCTCTTGGTGATGTTGTTCTTGGTGTTTCGTTCGGTGTCGATGTTGCTGGGCTCAGTATTACTGCTGATGTCACGGCTGCTGATACGGTAACGATTGCCGCTAACAACAATACTGGTGGTGCTGTTAACTTAGCATCCACTACGATCAAGATTGCTGTAGCTAGGTTCGTATAAAAAGGAGGGGCTTTGTAGCCCCTTCAACATATAGAGGTCATTATGGTTTACTTTAGATGTAAGTGGTCCAACAATGTAATTGGTGTTGAGGTTGAATATGATGTAGCACAGATGCGTAAGCATCCTGACTATGATGAAGTAGAAGAAGAAAAGAAAGAAGAAACTGAAAAGGCTACTAAGGTAAAGAAATCTAAAGAGGATTAGAAATGTCTAACTATACGAAGACAACCAACTTTACTGCCAAAGATTCTCTACCATCAGGTAATACAGGTAAACTTGTTAAAGGCTCTGACTTTGACTTAGAGTTTACCAACATTGCTACCGCAATTGCAACCAAACAAGATACTTCTGGTTTAGGTTCCCTAGCTTATCAATCATTAGGTGCTGTATCCGTTACTGGTGGTTCTATCACAGGTGTTGATCCTTTGTCAGATGCTGATGGTTCTGTCCGGTCAATACCACAATCTGGATCAGCTAAGACTACTTCGTATACGTTAGCAACCACTGACAATGGTAACTTCATTGAAGTTGGTAGTGGTGGTTCAATCATTGTTCCTGATGCAACATTCTCTGCTGGTCAGAATGTGGTGATCTTTAACAACACCACAGGCTCTATCACTATCACTCTTAACATCACTACAGCCTATGTATCTGGTGTTAACACAGACAGAAGCTCTGTAACCTTAGCTACTAGAGGGTTAGCTACGGTATTCTTTATCTCTGGTACTGTTTGTGTGGTTACTGGTAGCATTGTATGAGTTCTGCTGCTCTTCTTACTACAGCCATAGAAAACTATCCTAAACAGATAGCTTATACAACACCTGGGACATATACGTTTGTTCCTCCACCAGGAGTTACTTCTGTTTGTGTTGTCACTATTGGTGCAGGCGGTGGTGGTGGAAGAGCCTGGGCTGGTGGTGGGGGTGGTTTAGGCTACAAGAATAACATCACTGTAGTCCCTGGTAACTCATATACAGTTGTTGTTGGTGCTGGTGGTGTAGGAAGTTTTTATAGTGACGGTACTTTTAGTTATGGAAGTGATGGTGGAGACAGTTACTTTATCAGCACAGCAACTGTTAAAGGTGGTGGTGGTAAAGGCGGTGGAACAAGCAATAGTTTAGGTTACATTCAAGGCACTGGTGGTACATACACTGGTGATGGTGGTGGTAATGGGGGTACACACTCCACAGCAGATCCCCCATTATATTCCGCTGGTGGTGGAGGTGCTGGAGGTTATTCAGGCACTGGTGGTAATGGTGGTATAGGTGGTACATCTAACACAGGTTATGTAACTGCCACAGCAGGTTCTGGTGGTGCTGGTGGCGGTGGGGGTGGTAGTGCCGGAGGAAGTGGCTATACTGCCGGAGGTGGAGGCGGTACAGGCTTATTAGGTAGTGGTTCTAGTGGCTCTGGTGGCGCATCTGGCGGTAGTAGTTCAAATGGATCTGGTGGTGTTGGAGGTTCGTCAGGATCTACAGGATCTAACGGATCTTCCACAGGTGGTGCTGGTGCTGTCTATGGTGGTGGTGGAGGTGCTGGAGCAACCACAGGCAGTACTACTGGAGGTAATGGTTCTGGTGGTGGTGTAAGGATTATATGGGGAGCAGGACGTTCATTCCCGTCAACTAATACCGGAGATGTGTGATGGCTCTCCAAGCAGACGAACACGTAAAACAGATTGGTGATGCCTTATCAATCATCACTGTTGTTGGTACCTTAGCTAACCTGTTACCAGCTATTGCAGCTATCCTTACCATTGTATGGACTGCAATCAGGATATGGGAAACAGATACAGTACAGATGATCTTTGGAAGGAAGAAAGATGAAACAAAAACCAAAGAAGATTGAGAAGGTTATGCGTGAATATAAAGAAGGAACACTGCATAGCGGTAAAGGTGGTCCTGTAGTTAAGTCACGTAAGCAAGCAGTTGCCATTGCCTTATCAGAGGCTGGTATGGCTAAGAAGAAAGGAAAGAAGAAATGATGAAACCCTGTCCAGGATGTCCTACCCCAGCTAAGTGCAAGAAAGCTGGTAAGTGTATGATGAAAGCCAAAGAAGCAAAGAGAACAAAGTGAAACCAGGACTATACGCTAACATCCAAGCTAAGCGTAAGCGTATTGCCGAAGGCTCTGGTGAAAAGATGAAGAAGCCTGGAAGTAAAGGTGCTCCAACAGCTAAAGATTTCAAGGAGGCAGCTAAAACTGCTAAGAAGAAATGAAAGACTCTAGATTGGAAAGGGCAGGAGTGTCTGGGTACAACAAACCGAAGCGTACACCGGACCATCCTACGAAATCTCACATTGTTGTTGCAAAGGACGGTGATCAAGTAAAGACGATTCGCTTCGGACAACAAGGTGTTAAAGGTTCTCCTGAAGGTTCAGCAAGGAACAAAGCCTTTAAAGCTCGTCATGCAGAAAACATCTCAAAAGGTAAGATGTCAGCGGCTTACTGGGCCAATAAGGTGAAATGGTAATGGCTACCTTTCTTGATTGTGTTAATGGCGTTCTTAGGCGCATCCGTGAGGATGAAGTAGTTGCTGTTATTCAGAGTGACTACTCTAAACTCATTGGTGATATGGTCAATGAAGCTAAGAAAGAAGTTGAAGATGCTTGGAACTGGTCTGTGCTTCGTCAAACGATCACAGTCACTACAGCAGCATCAACAACGAATTATGCTTTGTCTGGTTCTAATCTAAGAACTAAGATTGAAGATGCTTTCATACCCGCTGCACACTGGTATCTACGTCAGCTATCAGCAGCAGAGATGAACATGTACTTAAATGTTCTCAGTGCTCCTACTGGTCGTCCTAGCAGCTATGCTATGGCTACGACAAGCTCTGCTGGTGTATTGTCCGTTGATGTATTCCCTGTTCCAGATGCAGTTTACACACTGAAGTTTGATTGCATTGTACCTCAAGCAGATCTTGTTAATGATACTGATGTTATCTATGTACCATCAGATGTTGTTATCCAAGGTGCTTACCTACGTGCTATCAATGAACGTGGAGAGGATGGTGGTCGTCTATCTGATCAGCAAGCAGATCTTTATCGTAAGACACTTGCTAACTATATCTCTATTGAAGCTGGTAGAGAGAGTGACTTAGTTCTCTGGGAAGCAGTATAATGGCTGATCAACTTAAACCAGTAACAGTTGTTGCTCCTGGTTTTTTTGGTCTTAACACCCAAGACTCTTCTGTTACACTGCCTAAGGAATATGCTCTTAAGGCAGAGAATGCTGTTATTGATCAGTTTGGTCGTATTGCTTCTAGGCGTGGTTGGGTCAAAGTCAATACTTCTTCTGGTTTCAACAGCACAGAGCCTGCATTGATCAAAGAAGTCATTAAGACTGATGGATCAAAAGAAATTCTTAGTATTGGCGATAACAAGATCTATTCAGGTACAACATCATTAACCTTGAAGTATACTGGTACTACATGGACAGCACAGAACTGGAAAGCAGTAGACTTCAATGGCTTTACTTACTTCTTTCAACGTAATCATGACCCACTAATCTACGTACACAGCACCAATACTTACTCACTGATGTCCGCTTATGGTAGCTACAGTGGTACTGTACCCTTAGCTAATGAAGTATTGAGTGCTTTTGGTCGTCTATGGGTTGCGGACACAAGTACTGATAAACGTACAGTTACGTGGTCAGATTCTCTACAGGGTTTTGCTTGGACAGGCGGTACAGCAGGTTCAGTCAATATTGAGAAGGTATTGACTAACGGAACTGATACTATCACAGCCTTAGCAGCCTTTAACGGCTATCTTATC